CGGTCAGCTCGCCGTCCGGCACCTTCATCGCCCAAAAGCGCAGCACGCCGCTCGCGGTCTCCACCGTGGGGCACAGCTCGCACGCCTTGGCCGCCGCCAGGCACGCCTTGTCCAGCGTTGCGATGGGCGTGTGCATGGCGGTCGCCTCGTCGCACGCCACATCAGCCCGGCACGGGTAGGTGCCGCCGCCCTCGTCGTCCTCCGCGCCGCCCGCGCTCTGCCATGCCTCATGCGGGATGGTAAAGGCCACGCACACGGCGCTCGCCGTGTCGGTGGTCGGGTCCAGCGTAAAGGTCAGTGCGTCGCTGTTGGTCATAACGATGTGCATGAGAATGGTCAGCGCAGCGGCGATGCCGTCCTCGATGGCTGCCTTCTCTGTGTCCGGCAGGTTGCACACGGCGATCATGTCGCCCTCGTCGTCGATCAGGGCAGCTTCACGCGCGGTGAAGCCTCCCACGGTCCCCGGCAGCACGAACTTCACGTCTACCATGTTAGAGGATTTGCTGTTGATCTCTTTGCTGGCGATGGCCCCGCGCCACACCTCATGCACCAGCGCGGTCATATCCGCCGTGGGCAGGTAGTAGCTTCCGCCGCCGTCGCCCACCGCCGCCATGACGACGTTGACCTTCTTGCCGTTCAGAATAGCGTTGGTCATTTTCTCTTTGCCGATGTCGGTCACGAGGGTCTTGTACTTTCGGTCCTGTTTGGTGACAACTACGTTTTCAGTGTCCATTTCATCCTCCCCCTTCCGGGTATATTTCAACGACCTGGCTCGCAGCGGTCCCGCCGCCCCGGTCCAGCTCTGTCGTTGCTTCGATTTGCTCGGTCAGCTCCGGCCAGACCTCAAGCGCCTGGTCCGTGTGCGCCGCGCCGCCGGTGTTCCGCGTCACGGTGATCTCCACCACCGCCGCCAGCTCCGGCCATACCTCCACGGCCTGCGCGGTGCTCGCGGCTCCGCCGGTGTGCCGGTATGTCAGGATTTCCAGCGCCTCCGTCAGCTCCGGCCAGACCTCCGCCGTTTGGCTCATGCTGGCCGCGCCGCCAGTCAAGCGCTCGCTTGTCACTTCCAGCTCGCTCACAAGCTCCGGCCATACCTCGATGATCTGGCTCATGGAGCAGCACCCGCCCGTGATCACCACGGCCTCGCACTCATGCTGAATGTTGATCACGTCCAGGTGGCTGCGCTCGTTCTTCGTGGTCAGGATGCCGGTCTTGAGCCGCCGGTATTCCGCCGCCGTGATGCCTTCCTTCGGCAGCGGCAGGCTCACCCGGAAGCAGCCCGGCTTTCCGTCGTACTGGAACCACTCCGTCACGGTGGCCTCCGGGTAGATGGCGTGCACCTGCAGCTTCACCGCCGCCGCTGTGCCCATCAGCCGCCGGACCGTCAGCGCCGTCTTCACGATGCGGCGCTTCTGCTCCACCGTCAGTTCGGTGTCGTACCAGTCGATCTTCCAGTCCACGGCCAGCACATCCAGCACCGTCTCCGGCGCAGTGTCCAGCCGTGTGTAGATTTGGCTCTCGTCGGTGTAGTCCAGCGTCTTCCCCAGGGCCAGCCCCAGGGCCTCGGACAGGGCGATCACCCATTCCTGTCTCGCCAACACCCTCGGAAGGCCGTCTGTAATGCGGGCTTGACGCAGACTTTTAATCATCCTCAAGCCCTCCGTAGGTCACGGTGCGCGTGTTCCGCTTCGGGAGCTGCGTTTTCTCGATCACGATGTCCGCCGGGGCCGCCAGCTTCACGCGCTTGGCTCCCGCTGCGCGGACCCGGTACACAAGCTCGGTCGGGTTGATGTCCCGTCCCATCTTGCGTTGCCAGCTCTCGTAGGCGTCCACCGCCGCCTCCACCTGGGCCTGAATGGTGCCCGCGCTCTTTTGGTCGTTGCTGGCGATCCAGTAGGTCAGGCTGATGTCGTAGGGGACCTCCTCCGCCGCCGGGCAGCTCACGATGTCCGTCAGCGGGCGGATGGTGTCGCCGTTGAGGTAGGCGGCCAGCTCCTCCCGCTCCGTCTCCGTGGGCAGCACGCCGCCGTCCAGCACCACATAAACGTGCACCACGCACGGCTCCGGGCTGACGATCTGCACGTCGTCCACGTCCGTCCGCCATTCCTTCACATAGTAGGCATAGGCGTCTCGCGGTCCGGCGCAGGAGTATTTGCTGGGAGCCAGCCACACCCGTTCCGTCAGACCGTCGTCGTCCTCGATGTCCAGTCCGCCCGTGCTCGCCTCGATGCTCTCCACGCTCGCAACGTAGGGGATTGGGTCCACCAGCGTGTCGATCTCTCCGGCGGCGATGCTGCTGCTCTCTGCTCCGGCCTCCTCCGCCTGCACGTCCACGTCCACGGTTAGCTCGCCAGCCGTGACTTCCGCGTAGTCCACGGTGTTGAAGTATTTCCCGTCCTGGGTCTTCACCCGTGTGCCCGCCGGAATGGCCGTCGGCTCGCTCCGCTGGCCGGACAGCGTGAAGCGCACGATGCACGTGGCCCGCCTGGCCTCCTGCCGCGTAATGCCGAACAGGGCCGCCAGTGCGTCCAGCGCGTCGCCGGTCGATGTCTTCAAAAGCTCCGCCCGGCCCTTGGCCTCCACATACTGCATCACCTGGTAGAGCACAAGGCTGAACGACTTGATGATCAGGTTCTTCGCGTCCGCCTCGCCCAGCTCCGCGTCCTGCCCGGTAAGCTCCTTGAAGATGCGCGTGTAGTTTGCCCGCACAAGCTCCTCAGTCTCCTGCAGGCTCATGTTTTCGATGAAGCTGATCTCCGGCACGTTTGCCAGCTCTTTGATATTAGACAAAGCTCACCACCACCTTCGGGACGATGCCGCCGTCCCTGGCATGATTTTGGGTCCATTCCACACGCATGACCCGGACCCGTGGCTCATACTGTTTTGTTTTCCGCACGAACTCCGCCGTCAGCAGCGCCTTCGCCGCCTCCTGCGGGTTGTCCAGAATGTTGATGTCGATGCCGAACTCGCGGTCGAGGGCCTGTTCCCCCGTCTCCGTGCCGTAGAGCACCTGTAGATTTCGGTAGACTTCCTGTGCCGTCTGGTCGTCCACGCTCCCGGCCTCGATCTCGACGATGGTATCCTCAATGTAGATCACGGCTTGCCCTCCCTTATGTGTATTCCTCGATGTTCAGGCTCACCCGGCACTCGATCAGCGCGCCGCCGTTGAGTACCGTGTCCCACTCGTCGCTGACGCTCACCAGCTTGAAGGGGTTGTCAGAGATCGGTCGCCCGCCGATGATGAACCAATCGACCATCTGGCTTTCCGCCGCCCGCTGGAAGTAGTCCAGCGTGGACCGGGGGCTTACACCGTCCTGCGAGCGCAGGAGGATGTCCATGGTGTAGCTCTTGAGCTTCGGGCCTACCCACTGGCTCCGCGCCTTCTTGCCGATGATCTCATGGTTTGCCCAGTCGCTTCCGGCGCTGCCTTTCAGATTGCTCGGCGTCAATATCCTCTGGCTGCTCACCGTGAACACCCGGCCCATATAGCTGCCCACCATTTTCCGTTCCTCCTCGCTGTTCGTTTTTTACAGCACCAGGGAGGACCCGCCCTGCAGGTCGATTTGCTGTGCCTTCATGCTGATTTTCCCGGCGGTCTGTATGGAGACATCGCCGCCCTCGCTGATGGTGATGGTCACACCGTTGATCGTCAGCGTCACCTCGCCGGTCACGGTGTCGCGGATGCCTCCCTGAAACTCCCGCTCCACCTCGCCCTTGTATAGCTCGGTGTTCTTTCCGCCCACGGTCAATGCCCGGTCGCCGCCTGCACCCTCGTCCAGGTCGCCCTCGGCTTCCAGATTGATGTTCTCCCCGGCGTCGATGGTCACGCTTTTCTCCGCGCCGATGCCCACGCCTTCCTTGCCGTGGATGCTCACGCTTTTGATCTTGCTCGTGATCTGCACCAGCTTCTCCGCGATCAGGCTGATGGTTCCCTTGGCCTCGTCGAAGATGTCGCCGTTGCAGTTGCGCCCGGTCCGCACGTCGGTGTACTGGGTGTAGATGCCGGTGTTGGCGTCGTAGCGCTCAAAAGCCTGCCCGGCCTTCTCACCGTATTCCTTGCGGTAAAGCCCGGCGAAGCCCTCCGCTGGGCGGTTGCTCCGGTTCCATACGGTGCCGCTGGTGGTGGCCGCCGCCGTGCCATTGCTCGTGTGCGTCACGCTCACGATCTGGCCCACTCTCGGCATTTTGTATTCGCCGTTGCTCATGGCGTTGATGCGGGCCGTGACCCTCCGGCCCTGGTCCGCATACGTCACCTCATAGGTCCCGCTCTCATAGTCGATGGAGCTGACCCGTCCGACCCGGTTCGTCCCTGCCATCGCTACTTCACCTCCATGGTAGCCTTCGTGCCGCCTCCGCCGCCGGTGCGCGTGTCCACGCCGCAGTAGCTCGCGGGCACCCAGCCCGTCACGTTCTGTCCCACCGGCAGCTTCCCGCAGCGGGAGGCCGCGTTGGTGATGCGGTAGCGCCCGTTGACCAGGATGCCGTCGTAGAAATAGAACACGCCGCTTTTATAGCAGCTCGGATTTGAGGCCACGCTGGTGTAGTAGAAGGGGGCGTTGGTCAGCGTCACCGCTGCCCCGGCCTCAGCTCCCGCCGCCGCGCTGGCGGCGCTGGCCGCCGTGCTCGTCTCGTAGGAGCTGCTGTAATTCGTGTCGCTGGTGTCGGACCCCTCCGTGTTGTACTGGATGGAGCCGCCCACCTCGTAGGGATGGAAGCCCTCCCGGACGCCGCTGCACTCGAAGGCCGTGGTAAATCCGCCGCTCTTGGTGTATTTGTGCGTCACCTTGTCCACGAAATACTTGCCGTTGATGCCGCCCTCTCCGCCGGAGGGGCCGCCGCCGTAGCCGGTAATGTTGATTGTGTTGCCCGCACTCACGGTCCAGTCTCCCGGAACGGTGAAGCGCAGCTTGATCGTGCCATGGTTGGCCCGGTTCAGCTCCGCGCAGAGCTGGACCGCCGCATCCTGCACGCTGATGGCCCTGCGGTTCACGCTCTTGATGTGCGTTCCGCCGCCCACCTTGCAGGAGATGTCGCAGTCCTTGTCCGCGTCGGTGTAGTCGAAGGTCCCGCCGGTGTAGGTCCCGGAAAGGGTAGTGGTCCAGCTCAGGCTCCCACGGATGATGTCCGTGCGGTCGAAGGTCCGCACCGCCCGCTTTGCCTTGTATGCCTCCCGGTCGTAGACCCACAGCCGCCGGGCGTACACCTTGAGCACCAGGCCGTAGTTCTGGCACAGCGTATTGTAGTAGCTGCTGTCCGCTCCGTCCTGTTCGTCGCACTTGATGTCGTAGTCCTCAGCGTCATAGGTGAAGCCCAGTCCGTAGCGCGCCGCGATGGTCTGGCCGATGCGCTTGATGGAGGTGTTCTTCCACGTCACCTTCCGATCTGTCTCGCTGAAATTGCTGTCGCTCGGCTTGCTCACGCCGCCGAGCTGCAAGGTGGTCGGCGTGTCCGAGTAGTTCACGTCGTCCACCACGAAAAGGCCGCAGTCCATGGCCCGCTCGTCGCCGGGCCGCTCCCAGTCGTGGCCCAGCAGGCGGGGGTAGAGCGTCGCGCCCTTCTGCGGCATCCAGCCCCACAGCCACTTGCTGTCCTGCGCGTCCAGCGTCAGGTCGATGCTGTCGCTGTCGTCCGCCGCGTTGTCCACATAGGTCAGGCTCTCGATGGAAAGGCCGATGTCCGTTCCCGTGCCCGCGCCCAGCGTCGCGTTCTCCTGTCCGGAGGTCTCTTTCTTCGGCGTGGCCTTGGCGCTGCTCACCGCGCCGCAGTCCGCCGCGTCCGCCCAGCCGGTCACGTTCTGGCCCACCGGGGTCTTGCCCACTCTCGACGGGGTGTTGGTGATGCGGTAGCGCCCGCGTATCAAGATACCGTCGTAGAAGTAATACACGCCCGTCTTGTGGGTCGCTGGGTTCTTCGCCACGCTGCTCACGTAGAGGGGCGTGTTGTTCAGCGTTACCGCCTGTCCCGCCGCCGCGCCGGAGCCGGAGCTGGCGGAGGAAGCGGCGCTCCCGCCGCCCTCCGCCGCGTCCACCTGGGCGCTTGCCTGCACCTGCGCGGAATACGGGGTACTGCGGTACTGCACCGCAAGGTCGATACTTCTTGCCTTATTCATACTGCGCCTCGTATTTCCATGGCGGCAGCGTGCCCGCTCGTGCGTCCTCCACCGTCGGCGTTTTCAAAACGACCCCGGCGGAAAAGCGGAAGGTGTCGATGTGCTCCGGGTTGGCCGCCATCAGCGCGTCCGCGTGGTATTCGCTGCCATAGACCTCCTTGGCGATCACGTCCCAGGTGTCGCCGCTCTTTGTCGTGTACATAGCTTCCTCCCATCAATAGGCCGTCCGGGCACGCTTGCGCATCATCTGCTCGTACCATGCCTCAAACTCCTCCTTGGCCCGCCGCAGCGCTTCCTCAAGCACGTCTGCGTCGGCGTTGCCCTGAATGACGATGTTCGGCGCGAAGGTGAAGTTGCCTCCGCCTCCGCCGCCCTCGCCGGGGTCGATGGCTTTCAGCTCTGCACCGTCCGCCGCGCTCAACGCCTGCTCGGCGCTCACGCCCAGCATCCGGCCCGCCTGTGCCCAGGTGGCGATGTTCTGTGCCCGCACGCCGCGCTGGAAGCTGATCACAGCCTCGCGCCCGGCTTCGCCCGCGATGCTCACGCCGTCGGTGAAGCCGCCCTTTGCCAGCATCGGTATCTCCGGGATGCTGATGTGGAAGCTCTTGCCGCCGATGATGGGCACCCAGTCCGGGATGTCCAGGCCCAGTCCATTGATGCCGGAGATGGCCTTGTTAATCAGCGCGATCACCGCGTTCACCGGCGTTTTCAGCAGGCCCACCAGCGCGTCGAACGCGCCGCCGAATATCTGCTTTACGCCTTCCCATGCCTGGGACCAGTTCCCGGTGAATACGCCCGTGATGAAAGCGATCAGCCCGTCAAATACGGTCTTGATACCTTCCAGGATGGGGCCGATGCCCTGCGCCAGTGCCGAGATACCCGCCAGCACAGCGGGCACCACGACGGAAGCGATGCTCATAATGACGGTGATGATGCTCTGCACGATAGGCATGACTGCCTGGATGGCCGAGCCGATGATCTGCATAGCCGTCATAATGGCGGAGCCGAGGCCGCTGATGATGCCAGCGATAGACGGAGCCGCCGCTGTGAAGGTTTGCAGGATGATGGGCACCACGGTTCCCGTCAGGAAACTGAAAATGTCCTGGATGATCGGCTTCACGGTCGTCTGTGCAAAGCTCACGATCTGCCCGACCACACCCATCACCGATTGCAGGATGGTCGTCAGCCCGTCGAAGGCCGCGCCCGCATCCTCTCCGAACAGGTTCGTGATGGTCTCCCGCAGCGGGGCCAGCGCATTTGCCACGCCGCCGTCCGCAAACAGTCCCGTGATGAAGCTGCCCACGTTTTGCAGCACGCCCATGAACTTGTCGAACACGGCCACGCCGGTATCGCCGAATACGTTCTGGATGATGCCCCGGATGTCTTCCAGGTGGTCGCCCAAGATGCTCACCACGGCGATGATGGAGGAGATCACGCCGATCACCGGCGTGGCTCCCGCGAAGATGCTTCCGAAGCCGGAGGCGATGGGACCCCACACGGTCCCCAGCACACCGGCTCCCGACTTCGCCACGGTGCCCAGGCTCCCCAGCACGCCGCCGATGGCTTTTCCCGCGCCGGAGTTGGCGATGCCGCTCACAAAGCCGCCCGCCTTACCCAGCAGGCCGGATAGGTTCTGTTGGATGATGCTGCCTTGAATGGTCGCCGCAGCACCGATGCCTGCGATGCCCTGGCGCAGCGGCATGGTCAGGTTGCCCAGCGCGCCGCCCGCCTTGCCCAGCAGACCCGAAAGGAAGCCGCCGGTCTTCGTGTTCCCCAGCGTGCTCCCGAAGTTCCCCAGGGAGGAGAACACGCTGCCGAAATACTGCCCGATGCCGCTTCGTGCAATTCTGTTTTTCAGTGCGCTTCCCGCGCCCTGGTAACCGGATAAGAGGCCCGGCGTTCCCGCTGCCGCTTCCAGCAGCCCCGCCGTGCCCTTGATGCCGTTGCCGGAGATCAGGCTGGATGCCACGCTCCCCAGTGTTTGGAAAAAGCCGTTTCCGCTGGCCGCGCCGCCGAAGGTGGAGAGGAAGCCGCCAGCCGTGCCCGCCGCCTTCTGTCCGCCCCGGAACAGGCTCTTGATGCCGCCCAGCAGACCGCCGGTGCGTTTTCCGCTGCCGCCGACAGAGCCGCCCAGCAGCAGGTTCCCCGCGCCGCTCAAAAGGCTTTCGATGCCCGGCGCGAACTTCATGCCCACGAACACCGCCGCCAGCTTGCCCAGCGTCGAGGCCACCTGCGGCCCGTTGTTCGCCAGGTAGTCAAGCCCTCTCTGGATGTAGGGCAGCGCCCGCTCCATAGCGTCGCCCAGGCGCTCCACGCCGTCGCTTGCGATCTTTCCCAGTGAGTTCGCCAGCGTCGTCAGCTCCGGCATATTCTTCCTGATCTGGTTCAGGAAGTCGATCATCGACAGGCTGAACTCCTTCTTTGCCGGAAGGAACGCTTGGCCGATGTCCTGCATCAGCGCCGCCTTCGCGTTCGACAGCATTAGATCGACCGCTTCCGGCGTGCTCGCCTCGATCAGGAACTCCCGCTCCATACTGCCCGTATAGAGGCCGGGGTCGTTGACCTCGCCCAGCGTCTTCTCAAGCAGCGCGAGGTTCTGCGTGATCTTCGCGCCGCCTTCGATGGCCCACTGACCAAACAGAGTGTTCAGGGCAGCCACCTTGCGCTCGTCCGGCATATTGTTGATGGCCTGGAACACCGATTTCAGCGTCCCGATGCCGTCGCTCTGCATGGACCTTGCGATGCCCTCAGCGGTGAAGCCCAGCTCCTCCCACATGGCTTTCTGTGCCTTTGTGGCGTTGGACCCCTTGCTGATGTTCGTGTAGATACGTGAAATGCTGGTTCCCACGCGGTCCGTCGCAACGCCGGTCGCCTGCATGGCCGTGGCGATGGCCGCCGTAGCCGACGGGTCCACGCCCGCGATCTGGCCCATAGACGCGGCCTGGTTCACGCTCTGCGCGATCTCCGCCGCCGTCGTGGCATTGTTCGCGCCCAGGTAGTTGATCTGGTCCATCAGCGTCATTACCTGGTCATGGTTGAAGTTGAAGGCGGCCTCCCACTTCGCCATGTAGTTGCCCGCCGTGTCGTCTTCAAGGTCCATAGCGGTCGCGGCGACGGCGGTATCACGCAGGATGCCCGTGCTCATTTGCCGGTCCGCACCGATGCCGGACTGGCCCAGGGCCGCCGACATCTTGGAGATTTGTTCGGTGGTCCGTGGTATCTGCGTGCTGAGGTCCTGGATATAGGTCCTCATGGCTTTCAGGTTGCTTTGTGCCTGCTCGGTGCTGGTGGTGGCGCTTTCCGTCAGCCCGTCCACGTAGCGCACCATCGCAGACATATTGTTTTCCAGCTTCGCAGCCTCGGAGGTGCACTTGGCAAGTCCGGCTACGGTCGCCGTTGCCAGCGCCCCCATGGCCGCAAGCCCCGCCGTGCCCACCTTGCTCATGGTGGTGGTCAGGCTCCCCATCAGGGTATTGGTCTGGTTGATCGCCGTCGTCAGGCTTTTGTCTACCTTACCGGCGATCTTTATGCTTAACTCTAATGTTTTGTTCTGTGCCATTCCTCCGCCACCTCGTTATTCAGCGCGATAAACTCCTCGACGGGCAGTTTCAGGTAGAAGTCCACGCCCGTTCTCGTGACCGCTGACAGGCGGATGGCCGCTTGGCGTAAGGCTTTCGCCCCGCCCTTTACTCGAAAAAACCGCTGTCGTTCACCGCGTTTTTCAGTTTCAGCACCTCGCGCAGCGGAAGGCCCGTGAAGAACTCCTCCGGCAGGCCCGTCGCCATGCTCGCAAGGATGCAGGCGAACAGGTAGTTGAAGGAGGTCTCCGTCACCATAAAGCCAGCGCGTGCCAGCCGGTTCTCTGCCTCGCTCTCGTTCATGCTGTTCAGGTCCGCGATGCCGTTCAGGTCCACCTCCGTGTAGGTCTGGCCCTTGAAGTGATACGGCTCCTCAAGCTGCATCACGTGGTTCTCCGTCGCGGCATCCACGTTCATGTAGTTGCGCACGACACCGGCCACCTTGCGGCTGGCCCCGCGCGGCATCAGCTTGAAAAACTCGATGGGCAGCTCCGCCGCCTTCGCGGCGATGGCCCTTGCAAACGCGGTCGTGGTCTCGCACAGCATAGCGGCGGCCACCTCCCGCTCGTTGAAAAGCTGGCGCTGGGCGTCGATGGCGTCCTTCACCGTCAGCTTATCCAGTCCGCTCAGGTCGATGGAAGTGTATTCCGTGCCCTCGAACTTGTAGGGCTTGCCCAGGTCGATCACGCGCTCGTTCTGCGTGATCTGCGCGGTTTCCTCATTGGCCTCCGCCATCATGTTCTTTTCTTCGCTCATAGTGCTGCTCCTTTCGATTTTTGAATATGGCGCAGGCCCTACCCTCCGCCTGTGCAGAGAGTAGAGCCTGCTCGTTTCGCTTTTGACTTTCCGGCCTTATCAGGTCAGCTCGGAGATGCCTGCCAGCATATCCACGCCGTTGACCTTGTAGACGCCGTTCAGCTTGTCCACTTCCAGCAGCGGGGAACCGTCGTTCTCCACCAGCAGATAGGTCAGCTCAAGCGTCACCTTGGCCTCCATGCCTTCACCCTTCTCCACCTTGCCGGGGTTGAAGGTCTTCACGCGGCCCATCTCCACCACGCGCAGGCCCTTGAAGGCGTATCCGCCGGTCTTGTCGTAGACCTGCTGGGCGGCGCGCAGCGTCAGGTTCACCACGGACAGGGGAGAAAGCATATCCATGGCGCTGCTGTACAGCACATTGAAGTCGATCTCCTGCTCCATGCTCTCGAACTGGCCGATGGTGGGGCTGTCGATCTCGCCGTTGATGCCAGCGCCGGAGACAGTGCTGGTCTTCATCTTCACCTCCGGCAGCGTAACAGACGCAGCTACGCCGATCATCTTGTTTCCGTCCAGATAGGTGTTGAAGTCGTTGATCTTCTCAGGGATGTAGTTGTTGCTGATGCTCATGTTTTCGTACCTCCCTTATCAGCTCAGTGCGCTTACCAGCGCGTCGGGGTCGAACTCGATGATGTCCTCGATGTCCTCCGCCGGGGTGTACGGGGTCATGTACTGGTGGAAGGTGATCTTGCCGTTCATCAGATCGGTGACGGGGTTCTCGTCCTCGTTGTACACGATCTCGTCCCTTGCGGCGACGCCCATGGCGACATACCCGTTGCCGCGCACGTTCTCGCTGTCTACGATGGCTTCGATCAGGCGCTTGTTCAGAGGGCTGTCCACCTTCTGGAAATACGTCAGAATGAAGCTGTTGGCGCGCCAGCTCATGTAGCGGCGGCAGGAGAAAAAGCTGTCCTTCGGGTCCGTGTTGCCGGGGTAGGCGCAGGTGCGGTTGCCCCACAGGCGGAAGCCGTTCATGTTCAGCCAGGTCGCCACGCCGTAGCTGTTGACTACGTTGGCCTGGTCCTGGTCCAGCAGGACCTCGGTGCCGTCGGCAAGGCACATAGCGCTGATGGCGATGGTCTTATTGCTGGGGTTGCTGGGGATGTCGTCGCTGGCCGCGTCGGTGTAGGCGGTCAGGGCAGAGGCCAGTGCGGAGCCGCTGTACATCACGTCGCCCACCTTGCCGTAGCCCCACACGCCGTAAGCGTTCGGGTCGGTCAAAGCCTGGCGCTCCTTCTGCTCCTTCACGTCCGCGTACTTGCGCGCGCCGTCCGCGCTGCTGTCCACGTCCGCGATGCACACGCACTTGAATACGCCGTTGATCTCCTTTGTCTTCGCCTGCAGGGCCGCGCTCACGGTGGCGTTGGTGCTGAAACGGGGAGCCGTCAGGATGCCGGGGGTCATGCCCAGCTTGGGGTAGACCTGGCGCACAACTTCCAGGCCGGTCTCCGCGCCAGTGGCCGCGTCCACGCCGCCCACGATGTCGGCAGCGGTCACTTTGCTGGCGTCCACCTTCTTGCCAGAAACGGTCAGGTTGGTCGCGCCGTTGGCCTTGCCGCCCTCGATCAGGACGATGCTCACGGTGCCGTCGGCGTTATAAACGGCGGTGTAATCCTCCTCGGCGGTCAGCGTCTCCTCGCCGTTTTTCACCACCAGAGTGCTCAGGAGCACGCCCGTCTCCTCCACAACGGCCATGCCGCTGTTGATCTGCACGGTCTTCTCCTCCATCTCGGCGGAGTGCTTGGCCGGGTCCAGCACATTGATCAGCACCAGGGGGGCCACGTTCACCACCGCGAACGAAGCGGAGATCGCTTCGCAGAGGGTGAAACTCGCAAAGTCGTCGCTGTACCCAACGGCAGCGATGGCTTCCGCCTTGCTGTATACCAGCAGAGGCTTATTGATGGCCGCAGCCGGGTCCGCCAGCAGGTGCACCGGGGCAGTCCCGATCACGACCTGCAAACCGGCTGTTCCGTTCAGCGGAGCGATCATGCTGGTTTCCTGCTCGCTGACGTAAATGCCATGTCGATACATACGTTCTTTCCTCCTTCTTACAATTCGGATTTGATTTTCTGGAACAGGATAGCCTCCGCCGTCCCGCTCCGGCCCAGGTTGCTTCTCACCTGAGCGAAACGGCCCACGCTCACCAGCAGCCCCTCGGCCGCCGGGTGGGCCTGAATGAAGTCTGCCAGCGCGGCAGGAATGGTGCCCGCGTACACGGTGTACTGTCTGGCGACGCCGCGCACGCTGGGGCCGCAGTAGACGACGGGGCCGGTCTTTGCTTCCCGCTCCATAGGAACGGCAGTCTTGACCTCCGCCGCCGCAGCGGCTTCGCTCATAGGCGCGGCCATATCCGCCGCGCGGGGTTCTGTTTTCTTGCTCATAGCAGTCCCTCCAATTCGGTGTCTTGGGTCATGGCCGGAGCTGTACAGTTCATGGTCACAGCTCCGTAGTAATACGGGGCTGTGTCGTCCTGCTGCAAGGCCCAGGCGATAGGCTTTAGGATGGTGAAGGCTCCGCCGAAGTACGGCGCGGTGCACGCTCTCTGCACGATGTCTTCCTTGATGTTGGCAACATCCTGAAAGCCCGCCCGCTCGATGCCGGTGTCATAGGCGCAGATGATCAGGCTGAACTCCACCGTCTGCGGGCTTTTATCGTCCGCGATCTCTCCGCCGGTCATGCGTACCACGATGTAGGGCGCGTGCGCCACGTCGGTGTCGGCGTCCACGTCGTTCTCCTCCGGGATGGGAAGGTCCTGCTTGAAGATCGCAAGCGGCTTCCGCCCCTCCTGGCCGTTGTACTTCTTTCCGGTGAACAGCTCGCGCAGCATCTCGATCAATGCATCCTGGCAGAGCTGCGGCGTTTGGCCGATGCCCACTTTCATCGTTTCTTTCATACCCTCACGCCTTTCTCTTTGCCCGTGCTAAGACCTGCTCGGCCCGCTCGGTCAGCTTTGCCGCCAGGAACAGCTCCACCTCCGGCTCCACTTCCGGCCAGATGGTCGAGTGCATCGCCGCCGCACTGGGGCTGCCCATGGTCTGCATCTTGTCGCTGGTGCTCGGTGCGCCGCTGCGCACGGTGTAGTGGAAGCGCCCCGTGCCCACGATGCGCTGCACCATGCCCACGTGCCCGCTCTTGAACTCCACCAGGAAGCCCTTGCTTAACTGGCCCTTGCCGGTCAGCGGCTTCATTGGGGAGGTTTTCAGCACGCGGGCCGTGAAATACTCCGGGGCCTGCGCCACGTCATGCCCCATGAAGGGGCGGTTCGGCCTGGTCTGGAAATAGCCCAGGTCGTTGCGGTAGCTTGCGATGCGCAGCTCCGCGCTCAGGCTGCTGTTGCTGGCCTTCTTGCGCTGCACCAAGTCGCTCAGTTGCCGCTTGCTCGCGCTGTTCACCGCGTACCGGGCCTTCGCCTCCGCGATCATCAGCTTGCGGGCCTGCCGGGCCGTGGCGTTGATGGCGACCTTCGCCACCGCCGGGGTCTTCTTCCGCAGGTCGCCCAGCACCGCGCTCACATCGTCCAGACCATCGACCTCGATGGTCATGGTCCCCGCGTTATATCGCACGTTGCTCATTGTCTCGTCCTCTGTAACGTCATGCGGAAGACCCCGCACTCCTCCTCGCACTTCATAATGTCGAAGGTGCGCTTATGGTCCGTCCCGGCGTCCATCACCAGCGGCTTTCCCACCTTCGGCTTCGGCCCGTAGTCCTCCGTGCGGATGTACAGGATGGTGTGCGCCTTGTACAGTCCGGTATCGAAGTTCTGCTTGGCTCCCGCCTCCCAGTGTGAATTATGCTCCCGCGTGCCGCCTTCCACGATCACTACAAGAACGTCCTTGCCGTCGATGATGTGCCGGTCGGCGTGCTCGTTGCCGTTGAAGAACACGGTGTCGATGTCCGCCGCCGCGCAGTCCTTGAACGTAGGCGGAGGGGGCAGCCCCTCCGCCTCATTCCCATAGTCCTGTTTCAGCTCGAACAGTGCCATCTCAGCACACTTCGGCCACCAGCCAGCTATCCACCTTGTCGGGGATAGGCAGCGGATGGGCCTGCAGCTCCACCATGCGGCGGTCGGGGTGGTGCTCCACGTAGCTGCGGAGCAGGCGGCTGGTCTCCGCCGTCACCCACTGCTGCGTGCCGTCCTCAATGTAGGTGCACGCACCGTAGGCCAGCATGAAGTTCGACTGGCCGGAGATCAGAATGACCACGTTCTCCGGGACCAGAGGCTTCACAGCCGGGGTCTCAGGGTCGGTCCAGTCGTCCAGATACACCTCGCCGTAGGTATACAGGTCGATGTTCGGGCTGGTCAGATGGCCGTAATACTTCACGCCGTTAGGCAGGTCGCGGGGGTCGTAGCCGCCGATGTTGATGCGGCGGTTGTCAAGGAGCTTCTGCACCTTCTCGTCGTTGACGAAGGCGCGCAGAGCAGCCTTGCCCATGATCACGCGGTCCACGTTGGTGAAGCCGCCGGTCAGCACCTTCTCGGTCCAGTCTTCCAGGTCCTCGATGGGCTTGGCAGCAGTCTTGCCCCACTGCTTCGTGCCGTCCAGCTTGATCTTGTTGGTGAAGCCGAAGTCGATCACCTCGTTCACGCCGGGGCCGACGATGGGGATTTGGCCGGTGACGATGGCCTGCACGCACATCCACTCCTCGCGGCGCGTGGTTGCGTCGTTCAGGCGGTTGTACTCGTCCATCAGCTTGCGGGCCGCGCGCTGGGCCGGGGTCATGCCGCTGTACAGGTCCTCGCCGGGCAGGCGGGTCATGTGCTGGTCTGCCGTGGTCACGTCGTAGGGGTTGATCAAGGGCGGCTTGTAGCTCTCGGTGCTAAAGCCGTTGGCCTTGAGCACCTGCCCGCCGACGCGGGGATGTACGAAGGCGGCCATGCGGCGGTCGCCCTTCACCAGGTCAATGTCCACGCGCTCGGTGGAGAAGGTCTTGATGTTGGTGAAAAAGGTGTCGCGGAAATAAGTGTGGATAGGCGGTGCCTGTCTCACGACCTCCGCCAGATAGCGGGGGGTATAGATATTCACTTCGTTAGGCATATCTCTGTTTCCTCCTTACTTCAAGTAGATGCCGAGGTTGCGCAGCGGGACCTCCACATCAGCGGCAGTCATGCCCGCAGGCAGGACCAGCGCATCAGCGAAGAACTCGCCGGAAAGGTAGATGATGGCGTCCTCGCCGCTCTTGGCGGCTTCGGCGGTCACGCCGTACAGGCCGGTCAGCTTCGCAGCCTCAGCCACGGGAGTGACCTTGCCCTCCGCCAGAAGGACGGGGGTATGGGCGCTCAGGTCAGCGCCCGCTTCCTTCACCGCCGTGGCGATGCGGATGTTGGTGCCTGCGATGAAATACTCAGGCTCGCAGGAAAAAGTCTTTCTTGCCAAATCCATGCTCATGCTTTTGCCCTCCCTTACTTCTTCTGCGCGTTCTGGCCCACGCTCTTGATGGCGTCCAGGAACTCGTCCGTCTTACCGGCAGGGGGCGTGTTCTCCACAGTGCCCGCTCCGCTGTTCTTGGCGTCGGTCTTCGCGTTGTTCAGATACTCGTTGCCCTGCTCCTTGGCGCGCTTCATGGCGGCCTTGGCGTAGTCGCTGGCGCTGACGGGCTTGGTGAACTTCGCCTCGGCGGTGATCTCCTCGCTGCCCGGCAGGGCCATCTCCTCGATGTCGCGGATGCGCTCGCGCTCCTCGTTGGTCGCACGATCAGCCGCCGCCTGCTCGATTTGGTCAACCAGCGCAGGATAAGCCTGGCGCAGGTCGTCCGCAGTCTTGATTTCCATGTTCTGTACCTCCTCGTGTTGTACTCCCGGTTTCATGGCTCCGGGTTTATTTACAAAACGTCCGGCGGCGGTGGGTGCTGCCAAACTGTTCTGCATGAAGGTGGGTGCCTTGTCGAAAGGCAGGTGCATATTCACGCTGTTCACGAACAAAACGCCGTCGCGGTTTTCCACCACCGGCGTTTCCACATCCTCCACAAGCTCGTCCACAAAGCCGTTGTCCTTGGCCTCCTGGCCTGTCCACCAGCTCGTCGCGTCCATCCAGCCGGTCACTTCTTCCTTGTCCCGGCCCGTCTTCTTCGCGTACAGGCTGATGATGTTCTCCTTGATGGTGTCCAGCGCGTTCAAATACTGCTGCATGGTCGTGGCGTCGTAGTAGCCCAGCAGGCCCAGCCGGACCGGGTGGACCATGTAGGTGCTGTCGTTGGCCGCCACAACGCGGTCACAGTGGCAGGCCACGATGGTCGCGGAACTGGCGCACAGCCCGTCGATGCGGGCCACCACGTTCGCAGGGTGCTGTTCGAGCAGATTGCCGATGGTCTGCGCGGCAAAAACGTCTCCGCCGCCGCTGTTGATGCGCACCGTGATCTCGCTCACGGCTCCCAGCTTGTCCAGGTCCTCCGCGAACTGCTTGGGCGTTACCTCGTCGCCCCACCACGTACTGTCTGAAATGTCACCATACAGCAGCAGCTCCGCTCTGCCTCCGGCCACATTCTGAAACTTCCAAAACGGTTTAGGCATTTCCATTTCCTCCTTCGCTCGCGGCGCTGGACGGGTCCACGATCTCGTCCACCTCCCGCTTTCTCTTGGCCTCCGCCACTCTCTGGCGGATGTTGCGGTTATAATTTCCGCCGGTCATTTGCGCGGTCTCCTCCTGCGCGGTGGAGAAACCGGCCTCCACGCGCTTCGTCGCCGCGCTGATCTCCTGCACAGGGTTCAGGCTCGTTCTGGCCGGGCCGGGCCACGCGCACCCGCTATAAGCCTTGCGGATGGCCGGGTCCTGGAAGAAGCCCGGAGCCTTGATGCGGTTCCGCGCCACGGCCTCCGCCAGCCACTCCTCATAGATTGGCTGACAAAAACTGTCCACAAAGTCGTCGCGCTGCACATCGCAGGAGCGCCAGAACTCATTCAGTGCACCGCGTGCCGCGCTGTAGCTGGTGGAGAACTGCTTGGAAATGACCTCCGGCGGGATTTCCAGCGCCGCGCCGATCTGCTTGATCATGGCCTCCGTGAACTTGTCGTATCCGGCGTTTGGGTGCTTCGGGTCCGCGAAGGATACGGTTTCGCCGGGGTTCAATCCCACGATAGCGCCGTTGCCCAGCTCCACACTGCCCTGGTCCTCTGCGTCGATCAGCATATTCTCCGGCAGCATCTCGCCGAACGGGCGATCATCCGTCGCCGTGGCGGGCTGCACGAACACCGTGAACATGGCGGAAATGACCGCCGCGTTTATCTCCGCCTCCGTGTACCGTCCCAACTGCTTGAGTGCTTCCAGCACCGGTGCCAGAACAGGCACGCCGCGTAGCTGGCCCGCTCGCTCCCGTGTGATCACATGGACGATGTTCCGCCGTCCAGTCAGCTCGCCGCGCGCCTCCACGCGCGTCCATTCCAGGCCGCTGCCCAGCATGGATGTGTCGGAAAGGGGATGCCGGTTGCACACCCAGTAGGCCACCACGCGGCCCTCCGCATTGGTCTCCACGCCCTGTACGATGTTGTGGACCTCATAGCCTCGCACCGTGCACGGAGCCAGCCGGTCGTAGCCGTCCGGGCTGCAAATACGGTCCGCCTCCATCACGCGCACACGCAGGCCGTAGGGCTGGCCGACCTGCTCGCACATAGGCAACGCCGCGAATGCGTCGCCATTCATCAGGTAGCCCAGGTAGGCAAGCTGTTGCAGCTTGTAGAAATTGCCCAGCCCGTCCATGTCGCACTCCGGCGTGTCCGCCCACAAGGAGAACTCCCGGATGATCTTCTCCTGCAGCTCCTCCGTCTGCTCTGCCGACAGGCCCAAAAACGCGCCGTCGATCTGCGGCGCAGGCATCAGGCCGCCCGCCACCACGTTCGTGCGCAGCGTTTTCAGGGCCGAGGCCGCCACCGGCACGCCCATGTAGGCGTCGCGGCTCCTCTGGCGCAGCACGTCGATGTTGTCCTCGATGTCCTCCTTGGAGCTGCCGCCGTGGTATTCCCATCCGCGCATACTCTTTTTTGTCAGGTTCGCGCCGTAGTTGCCGTATCCGCTGTTCAGAAATTGCAGCGCCGTCCGCGCGGCGCTCCTGCGCACCGCATGGACCGGGGCCACGGCCTCGAAGCAGCGGTCAATAAAGTTCCTTGCCATGGCCGCCCTCCTCACACATCACGGGGTACGAAATGGTACAGGCGGTTTCTGCCGCCGGTCGTCTCAGCAGCTTCGGCCTCTGCCAGCTTCGCCGCCCAGTATTCCATTTGCGCCCGGATTTGTTTCAGGTCGGCTCTCGTCAGCATACGGGTCCCGATCTGATAGCTCTGGCCGGTCGCCACGGCTTCCTCCGCCGCCAGCCATGTATTCAGTTTCTTGGAGCACAGCTCCTTGCTGAAAACTGCCATGTTAAATACCTCCACTCAGGCGGCGTCTTCCGGTTGCCCTCTGCCGCCGCTCTGTCTCCGTCTCCTCCGGTCCTTTCAGCACCGGGTTTGCGATCTCTAAGGCAGCGGTGGCGTAGTTGCGCAGGTCAAGCGGCTCGTTTCGCTTGTAGCTCGCGTCCTTGATCTCCCACATCGTCACGCTCCGCCCCTTGCGGAACCGCACCACGGCCTTCTCGCTGGTCAGGCCCCGGAAGTATTGCTCGTCGTATCCGGCCTCCTCGTTCAGCGGGAAGTGGCAGTAGTTCGGCCCCTTCCGCTCCGGCGGCTCGTGCTTGAGGCGCTGATACACCAGCGCCTTGCCCGCGTCTACGCCCAAAACAAACAGCGGTGTCTTCACGCGGTTGTTCGTGGACGGGTTGCGGATATATGGCACCTCCTGGCCGCCCTTGCCCTTGATGGCAAAGATGCGCCGCTCGTAGCGCTCCTTGGTGAAGCGGTAGACCTGATCGGTGTGGTGGCCTCCGCTGTCGATGCAGGTGCACAGGATGGGAAGCTGCGTCCCGTCCTTCTTACTGAACGTCGCTGTCAGGAAGGCGTCCAGATCGCGCCACACCTGTTCCTTGAGCATATCGCCGTATATCTTCTGGTAGCGGATGCCCCAGCTCTCCTTGCCGACGCCCCAGCCTACGACTTCCACCTCGAAGCGGTCGTCCTGAACGTCCACGCCTGCCGTCAGCACCAGCACATCCTCCGGCACCTGGGCGTCGTATACCTCGCGGCGGTTCACCAGTTCGGTGTCTTCCAGCCGCTCGCCCGGCTCCTCCCAGGTCTCGCCCAGCTCTGTGTTCACCCACGTTTTCATCTTCTCCGGGTCGCCCTGGTCCAGCATCTCCTTGGCAAGCAGGAACTTCTCCACGACCTCCTGCCACCCGCAGAAGGTGGAGGCCAGCGTGTTCAGGTGGAAGCCCCGCGCCGCCGCGCCCGGATTTGCCGCCACGAAATGCCCCTTGATCTCCTGGGCCTTCCAGGCGTATTCACTGCTTTCGCGCCCGCAGCGCTCGCACTTGTGGCGCACGCCCTTTTTCAGGTCGTGCCGGTCGAATACGATGTTGGCCCAACGAAGGGGCTGATAATGCCCGCACTTCGGGCACGGTACGTTCCATTCCTCCCGCGTCGTCTCCTGGAACTCCGTCTCGATGCGGCTGCTTCCCTTGATGGTCGGTGTCGATACGATAACGGTCTTCTTGTCCCAAAAGGTCGTTTGGCGCTTCTGCGCCAGGAGCAGCGGGTCGCCCTCTGTTCCGGCGCTGGCCGGGTAGCGGTCCACCTCGTCGCACAGCAGCACCTTGATCGGTCGGCTGGCAAGGCTCGCCGGGCTGTTCGCGCCGATGATCGTCACGTGTCCGCCCGGAAAGTTCTTCTTCAAGATCGTGTTGCCGGAATAGCGGCTCTTGGTGTCTACCAGCACCCGCAGCACCGGCGTATCCCGTATCATGGGAGCCAGGAAGTCCTTGCTGAACGTCTGGCCCATTTCGAGGGTCGGCTGCATCACCAGCACCGGCGCGGGATAGTAGTGCATATAGTAGCCGAGCATATTCATCAGCATGGCCGTCTTGCCGATCTGCGCGGCG